TAATAAAACCTTTATTTACGGAGGTAGGATTCGAACCTACGGTCTCCTGGGATTTTACCCCAAGAGACATGTTAAAAAACCTTTCCTTGTTACCGGAAAGCCATTGCATTAAGCCTCTCTGCCACTCCGCATAAACCCCAGGTTTGAGTTGCACAAACGACCTCTCCCCGACTACTTAACTGGATCACAGTACCGCAATCGGATCCTCGCGCTCTGACTACTGAGCTACTGGGGCAAAAGACTATGGATAATTCATTTTATTCTTTTTTGTATATTTTGCAAGATCATCAACAGATCTTTTTAAGTGCTCTGGGTTTTCCATTTCACCCTTGGTGTATTTGCCATCGGCAAACATTGTGGTTCCTGGGTCCTTCATTAAATTGACCCATGGCGTTATGTTTGCCATGAGCTGCTTTGCTATGTGCCATGTTATACTCCTTGGCCTGCGGCCATTGGTTCTTTTTTTTCAACTCTAAATTCAGGGTGGTTGCTTTCTCTCCCCTGAGTCATCTTTATAATCTCAGCAACGGCTAGATTTTCTCGTATGTTCGCCAAGTCTATGTCTTCTAATTCCACCATTTGTCGTATTATATCCAAATCCGCGGCTGTTCGTTTGTGTTCTGCTCCAGCTTCTAAATCGTCGATTTTGGCATACGTCTCGGCTATCTTAGCCTTGTCTAGTTCCGCCTTGCTATACGCCTGTACTACTTTAGCATTATCGACTTTTTCTTGCTTCTGTGCCTCGGCCTGCTGCATCTGCTGTTGCTGTTGATTCTGTTCTTGCATATCTTGTATCACTTCGCGCTTATTCGTAATGAACGCAGCGCGTAAAATGGATTTGTCCGCAATTCCCATCCCGAGCTCTTTAAAGTGTAAGAGTTGCTGTAATTCCATTTGCCTTTGGCTTGTACTATAATTACCTTCTTCCACTGATAGGGAGTATTTCTGGCTATGGCTGCTCCAGAATCTTTGATCAGGGTCATGACCCAATATGTTGCGAATCTTACCCTTGCTGAAATTCTTACGTATGGCTTGCAATCGTATTTTGCCATAAAGTCTTTGAGTATAGTCAAGCTTATCAAAGATTGTCTGTAGCGTGGTAAGCCCAGCCCCTTGCCGTAACATAGAGAGAATGCCAGATTTATCGTCTGTCGCTGCTCCCAAAAGTTCTTCATTTACACCTGATATTTTTGTTATATCTTCTGATAGGGATTGTGATAATTCAAGCAAACTCTGCGGTATCGCAGCTGGTTCAATTCGCTGTACTTCATTTGGTAGATGCCCTGATTTAAGCGGAACAAGGAATCCTTGTCCTGATTGTCTGAATGCCTTTATGTCCGTTACTGCATCGATTGGAAATATCCATCCACTATTAATTTGAGATTGTAAAATTTCTAATTCAATAACTTTTCGCATGTTATAAAGAAATTGAGGATCTCTAAGATTCCTGATAACACCCATACAACGCCATGCATAATTAACAATATCAGGCTCATAATAGCATATAGAAGGCACGCACGGATAAGAGTCGATATTGAGTAAATTAGCTCCATTATATACTTCTTTATCTCCCAGACTGATACAAAGTTTTACAGTAGGTACTTGCATCTTTTTTACCTGAAGCCAAGGTTGCATGGCGAGTGCTCTTTCCATCATGTCTTCGTCGTCACGTTCTTCTTGATCCCACTCAACGGCTTCCCCGCTCTTAGGATCTATAATAATTGTTGCTTCCCTTGTAGTCCTATAGTGAAACTCGTCATATACAAACAGGTTTGACATGGCTATATTCTGAAGCTCAGCTTGCACAGGAAATCGACCATCTTTAGCCCCTCCAGGCTTCATTTTGTCTATTTCCTTACTATACCCAGGCAATAGCTGTTTTGCCCCTTCTTTGCTAGTCCAACGCCTGCGCCAGATGCCATTGCAGTCAGTCAAATCTTGCTTCCTGAAATACTGATCTATCAAAAAGTTATTATATGATACGCAATCGTCAAAAAGATCCCCTGAGATAGGGTCTAGAGTGTAATCAGGATACATATAAATAAGGGTCATTCCTGTGTCGCAAGAACCTTCAAACGCCTGGCTCAGATATTCTTGAAAGCCTGATCTATCTTCACACCATCTCATACATGTGTTATAATCATCAGCCAGTGGATCATCTTGATCGTGTAAAGGAATACTGATAGTAGACTTGCGATTCTTTCTTTGAAAACCACAGATCATATTGATATGACGGCGGATTAGGTTAAAAAAATATCTATAGCTTGATTGATTGAAGTTGTTTCCGGCTGCATAAGAATACAGAGACTGGTCACCCACCTTAAATCTCTTGTCTATGTACCCCTGCGACCACAAACTAGAGTTGCCAGGATAATTGGCCTGGTAAAACTCATCTTTCATCTGCTTGATATTCTTGGCTGATACATCCGAAGGATCGATATAACCGATTCCTAAGTTATAGCCCGACTGCTGGTAAGATGGCATGTAAAACCGAAGTTAAATAAACCTGATTGTATATTTAAAGCTTTAATTTTACAACAATTACATATATCCACCCCCTGATCCAGGATTCATATATCCATAGCCTTGATCTTCTTCGTAAACCTTACGCCGTAACTGCTCGATATTAAGCTGTTCGTCTGCACTTCCGAAGTCTCCAGACATAAGAAATGGCGTGAGGCTATATCTTAAAGCGTCATTTGCATGGTCTTCTTTCTTGATTGGCTTATCCTCACCTCTGTCTTGAGCCTTTGGACACCAGGCGTAGGATTGCAGTTGTTCTATGAGTGTTTTACATGACTTATGTACTACAATATTCTTTCCGTAGATGAATTTATTACAGGTTCTTATGCCAAGCAATACATCATTGTTAGCATCTACAACGGGCAAGTCTGCTTGTCTTAGAGCTACTTTTAAGCTTGCTGCTGCTGGGTCAATGTATATAGAACTAACATTTTTATATCCGATAAAGTCTTTGATGTCTTTGACAAGCTCGGCATCTGTTTTAGATCGTCCAGCTTTTTCAGAATCGTAATAATATTCCGCCTCGACCCTGAACTGAGGCCATTTGTTTGGTGTGACTGCGCAAAGTACAGCTGCTGTGGCGTTTGTGGTTCCATAGTCTATTCCTACGAGGTAATAATTAGGGGTTGGGTAATCTCTGCTATAGACGTTATTTTCGTCCCAATCGGGGTATATTGCTCCAGATGCCTGGCACCACTCCCCCATGACAAAACGCTTAAACCAGACACCTGTGAATGAGGCTTTGATAGCGTTCTTGTAGACTTCATCAAGGCTGGGGTTGTCATCGAGATTAAATTTCCATGATATAATGTCATGAACATCTTTCCTGTCTAGATATTGTTTCTTTAGCCAATGCGCTGGCCCTTCTGGATTGAGCGTAGCGAAAAGTTGTGCGCCAGGGACTGAAAGTCTGGTTTCAAGCATTTTCCAAAACGGCTCTGGTATACAAGTAGCCTCATCAACATAAGCATAAGCAAGCGTAGAGCCTTGAATAGTAGTGACCGCACTGACGTCAGGCGCCCCCACGAAATATAAATCCCTACCATAAATCGTAGTTTTATTGCACATTGGAGAAGGCACGGGAAATCCAATCGTTTTATATAGCGTAGTAAGGACGTTTCTGTGAATTGAGCCACGGTTTACTCCTATTATCATTGCATCGCCAGGGACTCCAAACTTTAGCCTATTGATAAATTTTCTTATACTGCTAAAGGTTTTACCTGATCGTACAGCACCTTCCCAGATATTAAAGCGATGTGTCGACTCCAGAAAGCTCAAATCCTGCTTGGGGCTGGTTTGGAAGATCGTCATTCATTTCACCATATTTTTCTTTATATTTAGCGAGTGTAGCTTTTGTAAGCATCAAGGTATTTTCAATATCAGTTTTTGATATTTCTTTATCATTTGTTTGAGATCCGCTTTCAGATTGCGCCATCCTATTCTTTCCAAGCCAGATAAGCATCACATTGTCTCCGGCCAATGCTTTTTCAAATTGTTTTTTCAATAATAAACTATCTCCTTCATCCTTTTTAAGACCTGCGTAAGCCGTGAAAGTCATCTTATATGTTTCTTCTACTTTTTTATAAAAAGTTCTAGGGTGCATATTAAAATTAGGGGCTATTTGAACTCCTGTACATCCGGCCAAAAGAAGCTCG